ATTCCAAGTTCCTCCAGAATAAAAATACAATCTATTATTAGCAGTATCTATAACTATCGGCGCTGTTCCAGACTGAGTAGTTGGCGTACCTGTAGGAACTCCTGGAGCAGAAGAAATATAAAGAAATCCATCAGTTGCTGTTGTTCCTAATACACCACCTGCTATAATACTTTTTGTAGATGTTAATTTTAAAGTTGTAACTAATGCTCTCGCAGCAGATCCAGAAGTTCCTCCACCAGGTGCTATTTGAAATAATAACGAACCTCCATTACCTGATCCAGTAGGTTGTGATCCAGCTAAAATAAAATCGACACCATTTGCATTTGATTGAGCTGTTAATCCAATACTATTACTATTTGGAACAGGTGATGTAACTTGTATTTTAACTGGCCCAAGAGCATCTGAACTAGCACTCCATCTACCTTGACCTATATATAAATTACTTATTTTTAATTCATTTCCACCAATTAAAGCTTCATAATTATCACTAGAATTGGCAGATGATCCATAACCAATTACAATTGTATCACCAAAATTTAATAAAGGAAATGAAGGATTAGCAAATTTACTATTTCCACCGATCGAAATACTTCTTGAAGGATCATATAAATTAGCACCTGCAAATAAACCAATACCTATATTATCATCTCCATCAATAACATTGTATAATGAAGATGAACCAATACCCATATTATTAGCACCAGTTGTAAGATTAAATAAAGCATCAAATCCAAAAGCATTATTATTATATCCGGTAGTAATATTGTATAATGATCTCGCTCCAAAACCATTATTTCCTTGAGCACTACCTGTAATATTGCCAGATTGACCTGATTGCATTCCTATAAAATAACTTGTATTTTCAGGTGCCCAAATAACTTTTCTAACACCAAATGTAGGTAAATTGAGCCAATAACCTAATCTTGATACAACAGTTCCATTATCACTAACAGAAAAGTTTGAAACATCACTTGAATTTACAATATCTACAGCAACTGACGAAACGCCACTCTTAACTGTAAATTTTGTACCAGCAGCAGGAGATGTAGTACCAATACTTACACTAGAACCATTATCAAAAATAATTCCAGAAGCTATACCACCTCCAGTTCCTTTAATAACCAAATTGGCACTATATGCCAAAGATGGTATATCTGATACCAAAGCCAACGTTCCTGATTGACTAGGTAAGTAGACAGTAGTATTCACTCCTAATGTAGGATTAGCAAGTAACCCTGTAGTAAATCCTGAATTATTAAAAATGATTTTACGACCTGCAGTAATATTTATATCATTCGCACCAGTAGTATTTCCTAAAGCGAGTGTCTGAGATAATGTTTGAGTCCCACCACTACCTGTAGAAGCTAATAGTTTCCAAGTAGATGATGGTATATCATAATAATAATGCATATAATCATTCTCATTATACCACAGCATTTTAATATTTGTTGGCGCTGTAGTACCAGAATGAATAGCTCTTACAAGTCCTAAATTTTTACTAGTCAATGGAGGCATTAATATGTATAAGTTAAATAACCGTCATTATCAATACTATATTTTTCAGTATCTCCTGTATTATTTTGCAAAATCAAATTGCCATTACCATCCACATAACAGTCAATATGAAGTAAATAATTTAACATTTCAATCAACAACTCTCCTTCTATATAAGGAGTTCCATTATCACTACCAACTATATCTGTAATTTTTGCAAATAGTATTTCTGGTAGTTCTTCACCAAGATAATACGTCTTGATCGTTATATTATTTCCAATTACAGAAACTGACGTTTGTGTAGGTATTTTCTGAGTAATTGGCATTTTATATATTTCTTAAAACTGTTTGTTGAAAAGAAAAGTCTACATTGGTCGGATAATAAACTGGATTCAATGTTCCTTGAAAAGTATTGATTAATCCACCATTTAAATTTAACATAGCAAATCCCCTTAATCTTGGCAATTTATTTGGATCTGTTGGAATGTCTACACGTGGATAAAAGAATTCATCAGGAATATATTTCATACCTTTTGTGTTCTTAGCTATCTGTAATAAATTATCCCATTCTATCTTATCGACTCCTGCATTAAAATATCTAAAATCTGTATATTTGGACATTTTAGTTTGAATATCAATTCTTACAAGATCTGGATTTGCAGAAGGTAATAATTCACATCTAAATGAAACATCATAAGGTTGCCATTGAATATTAACTAATTCAATTCCGTAAGAATGTTTTCCAAAAGGTCTTAATTCTGACAAACCAAAAAACTTTTCACCTCTAGTGAGGAGTGTGTTTATTTCATTAGCGTTTAAATCAATTCCGTTTTGAGTTACAATTGCTAATCTTAATTGACCTTTTGAATTTATACCTTGATAATTTAATCTTAGCACATTTGAATTAATCAACATAAAAGCTTGTTCAAGCATTGCAATAGTACCTCTTGCAAGAACATTCGCTCCATCTTTTATTCTTTGTCTGAAATTAATATCATCTTCTAAATCTCTACCACCTGTAGCTTGATATTCATTCACACAATACAAATGACCTGTAGGAATTGGATTAACTTTGTTGATAGTAGCAGGTTTAACATTTGTTTTCAAACCCACATCAACACTTCTCACTTTTACATAATTATATCCATAATTACTAATAGTAGATGTTTCTTCAATATCAAATTGAATACCATCAGAGGAGATAAAAGTATGTGTTCCTGCTACATATTGAGTACCTGGATTTCCTACTATTCGAATATAAACAGAGGATTGGCTCGGCTGAAATCTTGGTGCTATACCATAAGTAATAGCACATTGATCTAATTGAGAGCCTGAGGAATTATCTGGAAATAGTTTAGAGAGAGCTTGAATAATGTCTTTTTCAGCCTTACCTGAAACTTTAGAAATAGCAGCAGCAAAGCCACCAACTACTGAATTATCAGTAATTTTACTAACTTTATCTGTCTTACCATAAAGAATTTCAAGAACTAACTGTTTTCTTTCTTCACTAGTGCTTGGTACTATTCCTAAACTCACCTTTATTACAATAAAAGGTTACCGAATTTATTTTCGTAAAAATAATAAATTTTCTATAGGAAAGCTATTATTGAGTCGATTTTCTTTAAGCTGATAATGAAATATTTTCAACTGTTCCTAATTGTGACTCAACTTGAAATTCTATAAAAACAGCATCTTGATCTCTATTTATACTATTAATAGAAAATGACTTTACTGTATCGTCTGTTCTAAAGATTTGAGTTAATTGTCTGAATAAGATAGGATAATTTAAAGCACTTATATTGCTACCTACTATTAATTTAGGCTCAATTCCTTGATCAGGAAATTCTGGATTGTCTCCTTTTCTTAAATAGATGAGGATTTGTATAGTTTGTGCAAACGTTTCTCTAGGAGAGAGAATTTTAAAATCGTTATCGACAAATTGTAATTTTTTATCCAAATCAATACCTAACACTCTTTCTCCAACTGGATTATCTACAATTGCAGTAATAACGAAGCTATTCAAAGCAAAATTGAAATTCGCTTTAATTAAAAATCCAGCTTGTGATGTATAATCTTCTTCTCTCAAATCATTTTTTAAAGCTAAATCTACCCAAGTATTGCTCCAATTTGTACTTCCTAACGTTTCTCTACTAATGGATTCTAATGTTTGTCCTTGATTAAATGGAATTTGTACTTCTGGATTTGGATTAAAATTACCTCTTGAAATGGTACTTCTTAACCATTTAGAAGTATTATCAATCATCATGAGTAAATTATCTATTTTTTCAATTTGATCTATTAAAATCCACCATTTGTATTCAACGAATGTATTTTTATTTAAAGAAAATACACTAAATAGTTGTTGAATTCCTTCTTTTAGAGTGTTTAATTTTTTAAATGAATTGTTATCCAAATTAGTTATATTGCCCGAATAATAAGAGATAATATTCTTATAATCATTACTCAAAAAATCATCAAAGCTCTTAAAAAAAGCAAAAATAGGAAATTTCGTTAATGTTTGAAATTCTTCTAAAAGATCTGCAGTCAATGCTTCCATTAAATATAATTTTTAAAGCTTTCAATATTATCGATTATATCTGGTATTGCTACGTCTTTGATAGCAGCTTTTATACTATTTCCAAAAGCATTTACTCTATTTTGTATTGCACTAGTTGCGGATAATGCAATTGTCATAGATCTTTGTGTACGATTCGTAATGTCTTCAACTCTCGCCAAAGATTTAAATTGAAAATTATAATTCCAAAGGATATTACTTTCCTGACTTTGATAAAATTTAAAATTAAGAGCTTTGATTAAATAGCTATTACCAAAGGCTAAGTTGTGGAAATACAAAGCATACGGAAGTCCAGTTTTTTGATCAATAGTATTAGATTTATTAATAATCTTTTCAACTAACTTGCAACATCCATAGCCTGTTTTGATTTTACTATTAAATGTAGGAGCATTCTCTCCTATTGTAGGTCTCACAGTTATTGATGCAAAACTAATAGCTTCACTACCTATTAAAAATTTTAATTGCCTACCAAAATTACCCGTCAAACTAATTGTAGACGGATTAAATGTTTGATCATTTAAAATCGTAATACCTCCTGCAGTTTTCTTAATATTTTGATTTGGAGTTTTTCCTTCATCAAAAGAACTAGGATTTACAGGAAAGATAAAATAATCTTCCGTCTGCTGATTTCCATTAACCAATTCCAATGCAAAAATGTATACTTCAAAGTCATTAGGAAATAATGCATTAAGTGCCTTTTTACCTAGAGAGGTTTGAAGAGCCAAAAATCGATTAAATTCTGATTCTACTGACATTTGAGAAAATTTATATAAAAGTACACAAAATAATTGAAAAATACTAATCTAGTGAAGATTGACCAGATTGAAAATTTTTATATTTTAATTTAATAGCTTTCAGTTTAGCTGTTATTTCAATAAATGATGCAGCATTAACAGGTACAGTAGATGGATTTCCTGGAGAAGTAATTGTTACAGTTAAAGCTGCGACTGCCTTTGAAAAATCACTCATTATATCTGTAAAGTCTTCAAAAATTCCTTTAAAGGTTTCACTTAACATCATCGGCTCATTTCCATCACCTATATGAAAAGACTTATTTGGCTTTATCTCCATTAAGTCCTCTTTAAAATTCATTTCATTATCAAACTCATCCTTATAAGTGAATCCTTTCGTCTTTTCATACGAAATTGAAGTCACTTTTTTATCTATCTTTTCATCCTTAATAGTTAGAGTTAATTTTTTTGAATTTGTTAAATTAAAATATTGAGAATCTACCTCAATAGTTCCAGACACTCTAACCTTTAATTTAGAGTCTTTATTCTTATTATATGAAATAACATAAATGTCTCCGTTAGTTTCTGTAGTGGATGATGAGTTAATGATTACAACACCCTTATTTGCATCAACAAGCACATTACCAACGTAGTTTTTATTAGCTCTCTTGAATCCTGTAGTTTCTTTATTGAAATCAATGAATTCATCTGCTTTGGATAAAAGACCAATAATAATTGGTTGTAGCTTTCTTGGTTGATTAATCCACACAAGCATACTACCTAAACTATCATAATCTTCTGGAAAATCAATAAGATTTAATGCTGATTTAGTAATGAGTACATTATCAATTATACCTCCATTTTCTAAAATAAAAGAAATAGTACCAGTACGTAAACAATGCTGTATATATGATTTTTTATCCTTATCTCTTGGAATTATCACATAACCTATACCAGCACTATCTCGCCGACCTCCTAAGGACTTATTAGATACAGATTTCCTATTATTCATTATTCTTAGCAGCTTGTAAACGTTTTAAAAAGAAATTAAATACTGCTTTATTTACTTTCCAATTAGCCAAAGATCCTTCACTAAATGAAGAAAAAGAAGAGTTTTTATCTTCAAATATTTTTTCATCAATATCTAATTGACAAATATTGAAATATGACATTAGTTGAGTAGAACCGTCAGAATGTACATAATTAACACCTTTGATGTATTTTTCTATCATACCTCTTGAAACTTGTAAAACAGTCTCTCTATCAATTTCACTTTCACTAACGCTGTATGAATTCGAAACTCCATCTACATAAAAAATTTCATTAGTACTTTTAAGTCTTACAAAAGTTCCTCTTTTTATTCTTCTATCTCCATTGATACGAAGAGTACCCATTCTTGTAAATGGTAAATAGCAATGAGATTCAATCATATATTTCAAATCATATACTGCCTGCTTGATAAAATAAGCATTCGATAATTCTTTTTTCTTATCCAAAACTGGAGAATAAGGAATATAAGAAGTTGTTAAATCTAAAGGTTTGCTTCCAAAAATATCAGCAAATTCTTCAAAATATATAGCTCTCAAATATGCGAATGCCATAGTGGATTGTACTCCTTGAGTCAAATTGGCCAAGCTTAACTTATACCAAGAATATACCTCTCTTGAGTATACTAAAGTATCTCCTAACACATCTTTCTCTTCAATATCAATAATTAAATTTTGATTAATGAAGGATAGAGAACTATTTACTGTTTCAGTGTCTAATTTGATTCCAGCTCTTGTAGCTTCTTGAGTGACTTGCTTATTTACTGGATCGTATCTATCATACAGTACTCTACCTTCTAACATAGATAAAATACTCTCTCGATCAAAAGGCTTCTTTCTTGCTATAAAATAGAATTGACTTCCATAAGTATCAGTCAAAAATTCACAAAATGGATCTTGACAAACTTTTCTAATAGCATTCAATAAGGAACCATTTTCATTACCTATACTAGGATCCACAAGTCTTCTATCTTTCACACTATCATCAATAACCAGCTTAATGATTTGCCATATACCTTGCATTGGTCGTAATTGTTCAGAAGAAACGGTATTTTGATTAATACTTTGCTCTTCTACAATCAAATTATAGATATCATTGAATATATTTTGTTCATCAACACTTAACTCATCAAATAATTTAATTGCAACGTTTAAAAATAATTTATGTCCTTGAGAAACAGTAATCGTATAATCTGATTTAATTTCATTAAGCGTTGATTGACTAAAGAGAGAGTCTTTTCCTATATCATCAAACGCCTCATTAGATTGAAATTGCTTTAAATAAGTATCTAATTCAGAAATAATAGATGAAATCGAAACAATTTTATTGTTGAATATTTGATGCTTTCTTTTTAATAATACACGAGACAAATTTGAAAATAAAATCAAATTATTGTTCACTATTTCTGTTGAATCAAGACTATCATTTAAATCTTGTAAACTAGAAATAACAGAGTATTCTCTTATATTTTTTACTGTTTGATTCTGATCCTTAGTCCAATATTTATCGAAAATAATAAATTTATCATCTAATGAGTCAGGAATACGATCTTTATAGACTACATTATCAATTACATAATCCCAAGATTTAATTTTTTGACCTACAACTGTAATAGATTTATTATCAATTAATTGAATCAAAAAACTATTAATGATGTTATATATACTTATGTTTGTACCTATAAGATTATTTTTCTCTCTAACCTTACCTATCCTCTCAAGTATCTTTTCTTTCTTGTCTGCAATCTTCTGCAACTGTTCATCAACTGATTGAGATTGTTCATTTACTAATTGATAAAAACTCGATCTTTTATCAACCACTACAGATGATGATTTATTTAGTAATACTGATCCATAAGAATCAAATAAACTAGAAGGACATATTTCAATCTCCCCTAAATTATTCATTATAAATTGAAGCGTTTTACCTATTGATCTGTTACCTCCTTGAAAGCGATTTTTTATTTCTCCATTAAATCTTAATAGTCGATTATTTGTTGCACCAGTATTAGCAAATATACCACTATCTGTAAATTGATTAGGATAAAAATAAACACCGTCTTCAATCAACAATTTAACCAAATCTCTACCTACAATAGAAGTAGAACAATCCAAACTTTCAAAATTAGTGGATGTACTACAAACATCAATAAGACCGATCATATCAAAAATTTGATCAGGTAATTTATCTAAGGAGATAATTTCCAATTCATCCAAAAACTTTCTATCGTATTCTAATTCTAATTTTTCAAATTTAATAAATACAACATCGTTTTCTTGAAAAGCTTTATCGAAAAATAAATTACTTCTTTTCAACTCATTATTTTCAACATAATGAATATGGCCACTATTTACATAGTACTTATTAGCACCTTTAGAATTTTGTTGTGAATTTTCTTTTAATGTCCAACTTTTACTATTCGATCCACTACTTTTTAATTCAGATACAATTGGAGCAACAGAGATGTTAAAATTACCTCCATTTTCAAAATTTGAAGTATTTAAAGATGTTATATATGGTGTAATATTAACAATTTGATGCTCATAAACTGTTTCATTAGAAAGCGGTAAAATATCTTTAATAGATAAAGATCTACTCCAAACCCATACAGATATGTGTGGATAAATTTCTTGAACAGTTCCTTTAAACTCAGTTCCTTTATTTGGAGTAAAAACTCTTTGATATCCTTTATCACTTAATAGTCTTACAAGCTCTTTCGCTAAAAAACTTTCAAAATCAATAGTCTTTACAACTTGATTAGTTTCATTTATTAAAACGGAACGATCTACCTTTATAATAGGTAAATTCAAAACTGTACCCATTTTTATAGGTAAACTAGTATATGGAGAGTTATCAATTTCTTGTTCTTGTGTAGTTGTATTTTGAGTAGTAGTATTGCTAGTTGTAGTTGCTGTGCTTTCTTTTTGCTTTAAAGCATTCACATAGCCATTGCTATTTACAATATAGTAATTTCTACAATCAAAGTGCACAACGTCATTTTCAACATCATCAAATGTTCCACCCCATTTTAATTTTAGCTGATTAGAAATAGCAATAATGCCCTCATCAATCCATTCTTGTTTAGATGAAGACTTATCTAAATTCAAATCACTATCTTCTTTATGTCTTAGTTTTATATCAATAGCCAATCCTACCATGTGATAGGAAAAATCAGATTTACTATTACCTTTTTTAATCTGCTGTCTTTGCTCTTGTAAAGTGCGTGTTGAATTATTTATTTCAACCAAATAATCAGTTGTTGTTTCAATTAAATAGATAAATTTTTGAAATAATAATTTTACATCATCATTAAACAATTTATCTAATAATCTCTTATTACTTTGAGTTAAAGGGTGATTAATAAAAGTTAAATCTAATTTAAAAGCAGCTTGTAATGCACTAATATTCTTAGGCTTTACATAATTTTCTAATACAATTGTTGAAGACAAATTGACATTAGAATTACTAACAATCGCATTATTAGTATTTGAAGTAGTAGCACTAATTACATCTAAAGAAGTTTTACGATAACTTTTAATTTGCTGTATTAAACTTGAATATTGATTCAATTCACTTACAGAATAATGGGCAGTTAAATTATCTAAATTATAATTAGAATTTTCATCTTGATAATTTAATAAATCAACTATATTCAATCCAACACCTAACGATTCTGATTCTGATACAAATGATCCTAAATCACTAATTAATGGATCACAGTGTGTATAAATATGATAATTTTCTTTTTTATTCATAATATACTTTATTTGTTTCTTGTACAAAATTTTTAGCAGCTGTTTTAGGTGTTGGTATCATAAGACCTATATCTTCAGCAAATTTCTTTAATGCACTTGCCGTTTGCTTAACTCCTTCTGTTAATCCATCAAAAGCTCCAAGTAAATATTTATCAGACATTTCTGCAGCTTCTCTATCTTTTCTTGATGTTGAGTCTACAGCTCTATTTGTCAAACCAAGTATAGATTCGATATCTTCAGTTCCTCCCTTAAAATTCCCAAAAATATTAGGATTCTTTCTTCGTGCTTCAACTAAGCGACGTGAAGTACTAGCTCCAAGTCCTAAATTTTGCTGAACAGCTAACATTAAATTTTCACCACCACCAGTTTCACGCTCTAATTGCTTCAAAACTCCTTCTAAATAACCTTCTTGACCAATACCTTTTTCTTGTGCTTCCAGCATTTGAAAATAACTCATACCTGGTTTTAATCCACTTAAAACACCAAAACTACGGGCTTTTTGAAAATCATTTCCAGGATTTGTTAATGCATTATTAATAGAAAGCATGCGTTGACCTCCTAAAGTAGGATCTGCAAATGTTCCTCCTATACTTCTTAATGCTCCTACAACTCCAGCATTTTGCTTTAAACTTATGTTTTCAGATTGACTTATTAATTGATTTGTTAATTGAGAAGTTTGTGTTAATATTTCTGAAAATCTTGTTTGATCTTTTCTTAATTCAGGATTTGCATTAAGTACATAAGATACTACTTTAAGTAAATCTGCATTATTTGAGGTAGAACGTATATCTTTAACAAGTTGACTAATAAGTTGAGGAGAAAGAGCTAATCCTCTTTCAAGTAAGCTTGATTGATTACCATACTTATCATAACCACCTGCAAAACCTGCTGCTGGAATTAAATTAGCTGCAGATTGAGTATTTTCTCTAGTAGAAAAACCAATATCATTATTACCTCCAATTCTTAATCCACCATATCCAGTTAATGCACGTAATCTCTTTACTCCTGTTCCTACAGCATATTGTTCTTCAAAATTTCTTTGACTCGCCTTACTTAAAACATCTCCAACAAAAGGAACTCCTCCTAATAAAGAATTAAAAGCTTGTTCTCCAGTAGAAGCACTTGCAATTGTACTTAATGTAGAACCAATTTTTTGAACAATACCTGCAGCTAATGTACCAGCAAATACTTGTCCAAATATACCTTTATCTTTTCCATCACCACCCGAAATAGTCTTTTGAAACATAAGTTTTTCAACTTGATCAGGAGTTAAATCTTTAAAATTATTCTTTTCAGCAGCTTTAATACGATCTTTAACACCCTGTTTATCATACTGAACTTCTTGCCTCCAAAGTGATTTTTGAGATTGATAACGATCTTCTTCTAATCTTAATTTTTTAGCAGTTTCTTTTTCAACTTTTTCAGTATGAGCATTTTGTCTTTTTGTCTCATTTAAAAGCTCTTTAAGAGTTTCTAAGACAGTTGTGGAGTCAGATAGCTCATTTTTAACTCTATTAACTCTCTCTTCATATTTTGCTTTTTCTCGAGGAGTTCTTGCTGCTGCTAATAAAGATTCTTGCTCTTTAAGAATAGCATTACCAGTTTTTTGCTCTAAACGAGCTTTTTTCTCAAGTTCTCTAACTTGTCTTTCAATATAGCTAGTCTGCTCTTTTAAATTAGCAGAATACTCTTTAGATTTAGGTAAAATGCTACTATAGATTTGATTTGCTTTCTGAGCAACATTATTATCCTGAGCAGTAAAAATAATTTTCTTTTCTGTACTCATTATCTTAATCTAAAGTTTTTAAGCATTTTTTCAACAGCTTCTGGATCTTCTTGTTGTTCTTTTAAGAATTTTCCAGTCTTATTATAATCTTCTAAATTAGAAATGTGTGCATCGTATTCTTTTTGTAATCTACTCATCATTTTATCTTCTAAAATATCAAGATAGATATCAACTTGATTTGCTTCTAAATGAGCTTTGGAGCCAAAAGGAATATTATATTTCTTTCGGTATAATCGATCAAATTTAAATTTGAGATTCCAATCAATTAGAAATTCTTCAAGATTTTCAACTGATATTTGATTATCAGCTTTCATAAATTTATTCTGATTTTTTCTCTTCTTTCGATTCTTCTTGTTTAGGTTCAGTAGAAAGAAGTGTTTCCCATTCATCTAACCAAGGTACAATTTGCTCAATATAAGCTTTTACCAACACTTTACTTGATAACATATCAAGCTCAGATAAACTCGCAACCTTCAAATCTTCCTTCAATTTAGGACATAATATTGTCATAAAGGCAATCATATCAATAGTATATTTTGCCCATTGAGATGAAGTTTCATAATTTCCAGATAAAGCTCCATAAGTATCTCTACTCAATCTCACTTTTGTAGATTGAAGTTCAATATACTGACCATTATTAGGAAAGGTAATTTTGTATTCATTTTCAAGAACTGAAAATGTAATTGATTTTTCAGGTGTTTTCATAACGATTTATTTTTTATAAAGATAATAAAAAAGAGAGTTAATAACCAAATATTAAACTCTCTTTCATGTTTACATCGTTGTGATCTATTATGGATTCATTACAATAGGATCTAAGTAAACAAAGGATTGATTTCTACCAGAAACTCCTCCTTCATCAATATTAATATTTTCTCCTTCAATCAAGCAACGACTAATAATTGCATAAGGAGATAATTTAGGAACTACTAATCCAATTGGACTCAAAATATCTCCAACTTTCTTATAAAAATCAAGTTGAACTCCATTATTATCAAGTACTAATTGATCTTCAAAGTTAGTTTGATTATTACCTATGATGATTTGAGATCTTCCATTACCAACTCCTACATCTCTACGCAAAGCTCCTGGAATACCTGATTGTTTAAAATCAATTTCAAAAAATGAGCAAGTTAAACTACCATTCCATTCAGTAACTACTGCTTCTGAAGGTATAATTGTACCAAGTCCTCTTACAGGTACTCTACGATAGTTTTCACTTACCGTAACGTTTCTCATATAACCTACAGGGTTTCCTTTTACCTTAATTATAGCTATTCCAGCGTGTAATATATCCATTGGATCAAATTATTTTCTTTTAACGAATATTTATTAAACTAACCAATTACAATCCAATTAAGAATCCAGTGAAGAATAAGAATGAAATTTCACTATTTGCAGCAAATTTGTAAGAAATAAAGAAACCATCTTGTTGTCGAGTTACCACAATTTCACTAAAATCTAAAATCAATGAAGGTTTTTTAGTTTTCAAATAACCAACTAACCAATTCTCAACATCTTGTTCATTTAAACTTCCTCTGTTAACACCGTTAGGTTGTTTTAATAATTGTTGTTTTGCATTAACAATGATTTCTTTATTCAATTGTCGTGCAATACGTTTAATTTGTTTAGAAGATGTAGTACTATTATCATTAATCAAATAATCATTATCTTGAAGAGTATTAATTCCTTTAATGATATCGTAAGTACTACCATCTAAACGAGTTATTAAAACTCCAGAATCTAAAGCTAATTCAGCCTCTTTATCTGTTAATGTATGAGTCATACCATCAAAATCCAAATTCTTAAATGCAATTGGAGTTTGCGGTTCTAATCCAGCTTCTCTTGCCATCATGGCAGCAGTATGATAAAGAACATTATATGTTCTTAATCCTTGTTGGGATTGTTTAAAAATTCCACCATGTACTAAAGAAACTGAATCATTATTAAATGCTTGTGCTGCAGCAATGGATACTGATCTAAAATCATTAATATCATTACCACCACCAATATATAATTCAGGTTTAAACTTACTTTCATTAACAATATGATCTAAAATAGACATGTTGTTAGTTGAAGTTGCATTTGCGCCATATTGATCAGATAAAATAAAATTAATATCTGAATCAATTACAGCTTCTAAAACAGAAGCAAGTAAAGCAGGATCACCATAAGTTTCAGTTCCACCTGATGCTAAATTATAATTTTTGTAATAATTTAAATCTTCTGGTGCTAAATTTCCAGTACCAATAATTGTTGAATTGACTAATTTAAAACTTTTATTGAATAAATAATCAATACGCATCCAATCGATCAATTCTTGAATATTAGATACCTCAGGAGATTTTGCTACAACTGTAGCGATAGAGTTTGCTTCACTAATTCCATCAAAAGGAAGAGAATTTTGATCTAATCCTTTATATGTACCTCTGTAAAAAGTCAAAATAAATTTGGTAGGATCAATTACTCCAGCTGACATTTTACCAGCAAATCCTTTTGTTAAATTGCCACTAACCAGAGTACCATTACCAATCAATCCTTCATCAGTTACAGCAATTGTTAAAGAACTTCCTGACGGCTGTCCTGAAACTGATGCATCTGTATCATCAAAATCATATTGAATAACTGCACCTGTAGTAGTTGCTGCTTTAATAAAGGAAATTTTCGATACTCCATTATATCCTACACCACCTGGTCGAAATAGCGGCTGTCCTAACAGCCAATGAATACCACCTTTTTGAAAATCTCTATAATCTCCAATATTGTCGAATTCATAGATTGAATCTTTACCACTTGAAAATTGACCAGCAACACCAGCTCCTCCACCCCAACCAGCTCCAGAGCCTGTATCGATGATTAATACATTACCATAAGGTAATGCAATTGGTGGATTCTTCATACCTGATTTTATGGTCGAGTAAGCTCCTGGGATTTTAACAATTTTCCCATTAAATACAAATGATGTAGGCATTATCTAATTCAGAATTGAATTACCGAGTGTAGTTATATTTTCGTAAAAATACAAAATTCTTCTTTATAAAAAAAATAATTATTAAAATATTTTATATACTACTTGAGATATCAGGATCAATTGGTTTAGAATCGACACCTGCTAACGCAAATGGTAATAATTGATTTAAAAATAAATCGAAAGCTTGGACATTATATTCAAAATCTAATCCAATACCTCTCGCAAATACATTGGTAGGCATAATTTCTTGATTTAAAGAAATATCACTACCAGACAATTTAATACATTCAAGTCCACTTTGATTCAAATGTTCTGTTAATGAGATCAACGTATTTCTTACAACATGATAAATTAAAACGACTTCATTTGAATTATCACTAGTACATACTAATTGATATCTTGAATTAAATCTTCTATTAAAAGTCCTTCTATAAGAAGTTTGTTGTTGATCGTAAAAATAATCATTGAATCCTTCACCTATTCCAATAGTATTATTCTTTTCCATTTCTGATGGAATAGTAATATGTAATGTTGGAATAGAAGCTCTTTCTGCATTAAAGAATAAATTCACATCTAAGTAACGAGGATTATCATCTTGAATAAGAAACACTGTTTTTGCTTGCTCAAACAAATTATACCTTTGTAGAGCATTATCAACTGTTATTAAATACAAAAGACTCTTAGTTTCATCGCCTGCAGCCAAACAATCTGCATGATCTTTTCTAAGATGATTGAAAAGATTTCTAAACGAATTGAGTAATATTATTTCAGGAGCTTTTATCATTATTCCAAACCAAAATATTTCAAGGCATCATTCATTGAGTCTTCTAATACAACTTGCATTTTCATTTCAAATTGTTCAAATGCCTTTTCAGCAAAATTTCCAGCATCAATACCAGGATGAGTCCAACTATTACTATCAGATTTATCACTCACTCTTCTAAAAGAAGAGTAGGTGGTTTGTCCAGTAATAGGTGAAGTTTGTTTTGAAATACCTTCATAAATACTATTCTTGTGCTGATATTCTTCAAACAATTTTGACTTTGGTAAAGAAATTGCTGTGAATCCAGGACGAACACGTTTTTGATTTAATTCTGATGGAATTTCACCTTTAGAAACACCTTTACTTCTAAGAGAAATTGGATCTACATCTTGTTTTTTTACAATGCTATAAATCTGTTGTGGCATTACTGTTGTAAAATTCTCTTGAAGAGAGCCAGGAGTTCCAATTGAAAACGGAACTGTTAAATACCATCCAGAACCATTCTTTTTTTGTTTTGCTTTATCAGACTTCTTAAAATACTCTTTCATATCAAAGGCAGAAGCGCCTTCTTCAAGCATTTTAACTAACTTATCCTTACTATAATCGAGTATTACGGCTCCTGACAAACGACCTTCATCAACAACTTTTAAATTTGCCACATATCTGGAGCGAGTAGAAGATAAAGATTGTAATGCTTTATTTTCCCATTCGATAGCAAACGCTGCAGTAACATTTTTAATAGCTAAATCCATAATATCTTCAACCTCTTTTTTAGAGATATTGAAATTATCTAAAATGTCCTGTTGATTTATTTCGATAGGAATTAACATATAATTTTCTCAGGATTAAATGGATCTATATCACTAACAGGAATAGAATTATCTAAAAGTCTCGTATTGTCAAAATTTTGTTGATCTAATACATAATGCACTCTTCTTGCTATTCCATGAATAGGTAAATCAACTAGTTTTTCATTTTCACCTCTAAGAAAGAATTGAATCGTTTCTCTAGGAAGATCTAAAACATGATATTGAGGAGCATGTTGATATCTTATAGTGATAGAGCAATCCAACTGTTGTGCAGAGGTATCTGTAAAATTAGCAGCTGTTAAAAAAATGATTTTGTTTTCAGTATATGTGTAATCTACACCATATACTAACGGAGTTAATTTTTGTTGTGTATCTCTGAAAACACCAATATATTTGATTTGTTTAATTGGATAAACAGTATTGAAGTAAAAAACACCATTATATCTTTTCAAAAAACAAACTTGACTATAAATACTATTACCATCTAAAATAGTAATTCTATCCATAAACCCCAACTCATCTTGAGATAAACAGGTAAGAGAAACTGTACCTACATTCGTTTCAGACCACTGTTTGTATTTTGTAGACAAATTGATTGAATGACTCATCATTCGAGTTTCAGTTGGATTAATAAAGATCCAACCAGTACCTCCGCAATTTTTACAATTAGATTGTTGATTGACACTAGGACTAACGCAGGAACATTTCAAAGCAGATTCTTTAATGACCTTATGACCTTTTTGCCAAATAAGTCCTTCAAACGAATCTTTTTTAAAATCTACCTGAGGATTACTCGATCCTAATGGTGCTGATGTTGGTATTACAGTTTTTGCCATTTATGCTACTCCCCAAGAAAATCCACGATAAGTACCTTTAGCATTTTCTAATTTTCTATTCATATCTTCTATATAGGCCTTAATACGCGCTAAATAGTAGTTATTAGTAGAAATAGATTGACTTAATCCGTCTATTGATAATGAAGATGAACCAACACCTGGAATGCCTATAGTATTGTTTCCAGCAATATATAACAAACTAATAGCTGTCAAAATACCTACTAAATGAATAATATCTGCAGGGATTTTATCAAATCCAGTTGTATAAGTTGCTTTCCAATAATTAGGAATTATTCCAGCATTTAAATAACCCAAATTAGGCAATATTCCTGCATAAATTACTGAATTAGTTATTGCTCCAGTGTTACCTGCTGGTACCATATAAATGGATCTATGATATAATTCATCATTCGATTCTTGTTTACTTGATAACCATTCTTTAGGATATGTTGCTTGTTTAGTTGTATTTAAAAAACCTTCTAAACTTAATGGGCACACGACCATATAACTAGTCTTTATGAATCCCCAATGTCTCCATTCATCATTATTGAACTCTAAATTTTCACTATAAACTTGTCTAAAGAGTTTAATTGATAAATAGTTTTCAACTTCCCTTTGTGCTGCTCTAATCTGAAATTCGTAATCATCATCAGACATTTTGGCCAATGATGAAGTATTAGTAATATCTGATAAGAAAACACTTTTTATTTCTTGTGGAGAATATACTAATCCGTTATTTTTAGAAAAGGGTGCCTTAAAGGATATTGTTGGCATTATAGTTTACTAATTAAGTAATTAACAACGTCAGATTTTTTTGTTAAGCCTTTCACTTCCTCTTCTGGATATGCAGTTAATAAATCTTCCAATTCAGTTTGAGAAAGTGTTTTTAATTTAGCTCTCATTTCTTTTGGATCCATTTTAGGAAGTTCATCTTTTTCAGTTAATGACATTTTAATTCCAAAATCTAAAGATAATAGTTCATCTACTTTATCTTCATTTACTTCAATTGTGTTCTCGTCACTAAATTGAGTGTCTCCAATCAAAGGAAGAGTAATTAATTTACCTTTCGTTCTTGCATCTCTGGAATACAAAGTTGTTTTTTCCATAATTACGATTTTTTAATTTATGAGTTAAATTTAAGAATTTATATTTAATTTATTGTTATTTTTGATCGTTTTAATTTTTAGTTTAATCAATCTTTTCTTTTCTAAGAAGGCTTTTATGTCCAAATTAGGATTTTTTAAACAGTTATCAAAATGAACTGATTTCAAACTACCTATATTTTTACTTGTATAGTCACAATGAGGACATTTGATGAGTTTTCGTTTAGAAAGAGCTTCTTGATATTTTTTAATTACTTCTGGCTTTTTACGTGCTTCACTTATAGATTTAGACATCTTCTCTCTAGTTTCAATAGAATAAGGTTTTTCTATTTTACGTCTTTCCCAAGCTTCACTTAAATTCTGTTTATGTTTTTCAGATAAATTGCCACCTTTGTTCCAAATTTTCCATGTAACTTCTCTACCTAATGTATTACCTGCAGTTTTACAGATATTATAGTGTGGTTTTAAAGTATCTAAATAGTGTTGTTCTCTTTCGATTAATTTAGTTTTATCTTCAACTATTTCGAGAATTTCAAAAATGAAATTAGATTCGCCGTGTTTATTGAAGGAATTTTGGAGATGTTTATTGATATGCGAATTTCTTTTAAGAGCTGAAAAGTGCTCAACCTTTCGTTTTCGAAAACAAACTGCACTACCAATATAGAATTGGTTAGTGATAAGATTTGTGATTTTATAAATTCCTGATTTCATATAAAAATAATAACCCTATACCTTTTACGATATAGGGTTAAAATTAACATTTCAATTACTATTAAGCAACAAGTGTTTTAGCACAATTGATATAGCGCACCATTTTCTTGGGCACATAGAGCTGCGGCGTGGCAAAGTAGAAAGTAATAAATCTACGTGACATACTGATCACAGCAAGATCTAATTTAGATACTGGTGCTAATTCTTTCAAAGAAAGAACATCATCAGACATTTCAGTCAAAAATGCTTGTTCTGTATCTGGCAAGAAACGACCTCTATCGCGTACAAATCCTGCAGCAGCTCCATCATATCCAGCAGCTACTTGAGGAGCAGATACTGTAAAGATTGGATAGAAAGTTCCAGTTGAACCAACACCTGGTTTAGTACGGTAGATTTTAAATCCTGTTGCATCGTATGCACCAGCAGTTGCAGTGAAATTCAAATCAATTGAATTTGCTAAAGTGATAGTGATATCAGCAGCACCTAAAAGTGTCAAAGCAGATTCACCATAACGATTTACAGCACTTACTGCATAACGTACTGTTCCAGTTTCACCAGCTTGAAATTTAGCTAATGTATCAGCAGCCAATGCTGGATTAGTTCCTGCTGTTGGAGCTGCAGGTGCTTTTGGATCTGCAGTTGCAGTTGCAATTACTTTACCTGGATCAGCTTTCATGAATTTATCACTCATTAAAGAAACATCACCCATAGTAGTTGCAATCGCTTTTACATCAGTACCGATGATACCTCTGTAAGCTTTATCAGCATTCTGTAAGATACGTTGATCATCAAAATAATCTTTCGCTAACGCTGAAATAACTGTTGGAGGAGCAAATAAATCACTTACACTACCATAATTATCATCAATGTTTACTGCTCCATCTTCAACGTGAGTTTGTTTTAAAGATTTACCACGTAAATCAATTACTGTATTTGAAGTGAAGTATTGCTCCAAGGTAGAGTATAGGTATCCTACAGATGTACCAACAGAAGCGTGTTGTTTGTAAAGAGAATTCCATTCTTCTGGAATAACATCAGCATCCGCTTTAGTTAAAGCGACATCTGCTTTACGACGAATCCACATTGTTTTATTCTCAACTTCTTTACGCATTGCGTCTACGTAAGATTTTACCATTTGTGCTTGCATTGTAACTTCTCCAGTAATTTGGATATATTTTACAATTTCAGCACGTCTTACATATTTAGAATCTTCCGTATCGGAAAGTTCACCTTCACGATAAAAACCACCACGGTTAATACCATAAGATTCAAGTTGTAAGAACTCTTCTACTGTATTATATGCTGTTAATTTAGGCATACGATTCAATAGTTTGATATCTTGAGTACGATACTCAAGTAATTTTAATGTAGTCTCTAAAGATTCAACTTTAAGAGGTTCCATCGTTAATGACTGGTTAGTTGTATCACGTCCTGTGATATTACCAGCCTGCATAGCTTTCAAAAGCTCCATCGCACCTTCTTGCTGACCGCCAAGGAAGCCTTCTTGATAATCTTGTAAACCTTTCATTTGTCTATTTGTTTTTTATTTTAAATACCGATTATCAATGAATTCTTTTACTCTGTAACAATTTCGATTCCGTGATTTTTAAGAATCAAAAGATCTTGAGATTTATGAATTTTTCCTGTCAATTCAACGTCTTGAGCAATACCTGCAAGATTTTCATCAAATTTTTCACCTTTCATAATTCCTGATTTATCAAGAAGTACTGCTTTTAGATTTTTGCGATCTAAAGGATTGTTGATGTTGAATTTAGTTGTTGTACTGTTAGAAGAATTGCTTTGCTCACCAGTAGCATTGAAAGGTCTATCAGTATATGATTTACTAATGAATGATTTTGGACCATTAGATTGTTTAGAAATCGCTTCTAGTTTATCTTCTAAACCTTTCTTTTCAAGACTAATAGTCTCTACAGATTTTTTCAAATTTTCATTTTCTTCATGTTGATTAGCAATCACTTTAGTAATTGCATCAATTTTCTCAACATAAGGAGCTAACGCTGATTTAACAATGTTTGCTACTTCACTTTTACTCAAACCGTCTACTTTAGGACTTGCATTTAGAGCTTTAGTAATTACTGCTTCTCCAAAGCCTTTTTTGATCAATGTATTTTTAATTTCTTCGTCAGTTTTACCTTCTGATTTCATCACTTTACATTTTTCACCAGCTTTTTCAACCATTTCTTTTTCATCTTCATCCTCATCATCAGCACCTTCTGATTTTGAAATAGTAGTTGAAATTGCTGGAGTTGCTGCTGCTGCTCCTTCTGCAGATTCTGCTTCTTTAGCCAAACCTAGAATTTGGAAGGCTTTACTAAGCGTTTCATCTGTAATCTTTTTTTCTTTATTTTCCATTGTACTTATTTTTTCAATTATTTGATAAACCGATTTTGCCTTCTCAATATCTATCTCAGGAAAGTGATTACGTATTTGTTCAAAGATTTCGCTTTTTTTCAATTCTTTCTTAGCACCTTCTATGCTTTCTTTAGAAGTAACACCATCTCCATCTGCAGCAGTCATAGCTTTTTGTGTTTCTTCATCAAACTCTTCTTCTTCACTATCAATTTCTCCTTTAAGGATATCTGCCCAAGTTCTTCCATTAATAGGAACCGGACAAAGAGCAGCACCAGAAATTTTAGCTTTAAGAATTTTATTATATAAAGGACTATTTTTGTCCTCAGAAGCTCTTTTAATTACTTTACCTTCTACAGAAATACCTAATTTATTTCCTGATGGAGAATTATGTAAGGCTTTCATTAAAGTATAAGTTGCTTTGGCAGCAGGTACTTCTGGATAAAGATATCCTTCAATATAAAGTTCATTATTTGCAGTAATTTCCTTTTTGGTAGTTTCGCCTATAATAGTGGAAGGATCTTTTGAAGAAGCATGATTCCAATTTATCCAAAGTGATTCACGTAAATCAAATGTACTTGGATCTAAAGATTCATCTTGAGAATCTTTATCTGATGTCGAAGCAATACCTTTAAACATCATGACTTCTTGACCTTTATTATCAGAAGCCTTTACTAATTCTGCAGGAAGAAAAAATTTAAATTTATCGTTTGCCATGAGCAATACTACCGAACGGCAGTAATTTATTTTCAATAAATACGATTATCAGGAATAATTTCGGTAAAATTAAAATTAAAAAACTAACAAGACAACTTTTTTGTTAATTATTTTTAAATTTACTATCTAAAATTTTATTTAAGCGATCAATATCAATATCTTCTTCTACTAATCCCATTTTTTCAAGCTTTACTTTAGCCACATTTTGCGCTTCGTCTCTACTTGATGTGCCTACAAATCTTGATTTTTTTACTTTACTATAATATTCTTTAACTAATTTATTCTTCAAACTATCTCTTTGCTTTGTTGATTCTGAAAGCTCTTTTGTGATAGATTCTAAATCATTGGTTAATTCAGTATGTTTCATGGTATTATATTCGTGCAACTTAGCTTTATTAGCTTTAGTACCATCTTCTTCATTTATATACGAATCTGTTTCTTTATCGTATTTAAAATCTTTACCGTGATACTCATGTGCTTTATAACCTTTTAAACTATCTTTATTCCCCTCTTCTTCTTCTCTTCGTGCAATCTCTTGATGCGCTTGCGTTCTAATGGTAGGATCAGGATGTTCTTTAATTACACGCTCTAAATTTTCATGAGAAGTATTCTTTGCATGCTTAGCAAGTTCTTTTAAATCTTGCTTAGAAGTCCATTTTTTACTTTCTCCTTTTTCAAGAACAATATTTTTTGGTCTAAAAAAATCATTTAATACATCTTTAAGGTCAAAAATCAGAGGCAATTGTTCCATCTCATCCCAACTAACAAATTTCCAATTTAAATGTTCATTTGCGTCTAAAATGATTTCAGGAAAGTCATGTAAATAAAATCTATAATAATGAATTTCACCATTATCTATTTTTCTTTCACAAACTTTCTCTATAGTATAGAAATTAATACCTATTTCTTCTACAACTTCTCTTAAAACTGCTTGATCTGGAGTTTCTCCAATTTCAACTTTTCCTCCAGGCAAACTCCAACAATCAGGACAAAAATCATCCATAGGAGTACGTCTAAGTAAAAGAATTCGTCCTTCTGCATCAAAAATACATGCATCAGCATATACTTGATAAGGAGTCTTGAGTTCTTTTTCTCTCTTCTCTAATTCATCTAATCCTTCATAGAACTCAGAAGCATCAATTATCCCTTCATCAAAAAAATCTCTGAGAGATTGTCTATCTGTTTCAATCTGATTTTTGAATTCTTCGGAAGTTAAAGAATTAGAAGTATTAACCTTACGAACTCTAGTTAATACTTCTGAAATCTTATCTAAATAAGGTTGTAAAAATGAAGTGATACTACTCATTAGTTTGAATATCTTTTCCTTCCAAAATGTGAGAAACACGACCAGCAATAAGAATTATAGCAAATTCATTTAAACATTTTTTACACAAAACAATTTCATCTGATGATAATTCAATTGTTTCTTCATTTTTAGCTTGCTCAATTCTAAAAAACAAAGCATATCTCTCTACCTTATCAGTAGTTGCCATGTTTGGAGTATTGGCTAAAAGTACATTCATTAATTGTTTTCTAACAGTTAAAATCTCATTAGGAGTCTCCCTTTCAGCAATCAACTCTTGACCATTTCCATCTTTTAAAAATTCTTCTTTTCCAGAAATAGAATCTCGAATAATTACAAATGCTTGCTTTGTTGCATTAAAAGGTTTTCCGTCAAGTCCTAAAATCTGTTTGTTTAAATTAATTTTTGCCATCGCGAATTTTGTTTTTTTTGATAAAAGTAAGAAATTATTTTAAATACTGATAATTTATTTTAATTAAAAATTTCCAATTTCATCTTTCTCTTCCTTAGCTCTTCTTAATAAACCTTTAAATTTTTTCCAAATATCTACTTTAGTAGCTGCTTTTATGTTCTCTTTAATAGATATTAATTCTACTGTTACAAGAAACATTGCTACAACTTTAGTTGTAAAAAATTGAACTGTTACAAAGCTACTTATTAGTTCACCTAATAATAATTTATCTAAAGAAAATATTAATATTATACATGCTAGATATAATACCATTTTTGATATTGTTCTGCTTAATTTTCTGGATGAAAATTTCTCTTTTGTTTTAAATACTTTATAAATACCTGTTATAGTATCAATACAAATAATTAAACCTATTATAAGTAGTAATGGTTTAATAGGTATTATAAATGATATTATAACAGATACAAGTACTCCAATCTTCTCCTTAAACAATAATCCTAATTCTTGAATACTCATTTTATTTTAATTTTATAATGTTAAAGAAGCTTTATAGAAATCATTTGCCCACTCTTGATATCCAAACTCTGTTAAGTGAAGAGTCCCTTGATAAAAATAATTTGTTCTAGCTTGAGCAAAATTTATTAAATCAGTTTTATACTGAGAGTCACTTGTAGAAGCACTTCTAGGAAGCCAATAATTTGTTTTAAAAGTTCCAGATATATCATCATAGTATGTAGGATGAGGCACATAAGCATCTGCAAATGTTGACCAGTTTGCTTCTATCCAGGTATTCCATGTATCTGCATCTAAACATTTTTGAACAGAACTATAATTTCTTACAAATAATGGGTGTACAATTACTTTCGCTCCAGAAGCTCTGGCTGAAGCACAATATGCTGCATAGTCAGTCTGAATTGTTGCCATAGCTGTACCAGCCTCAATAGCATTTGTTGGCTCTCCAAAAACACAAACAATCTTTTTAGTATAAGTTGTTGTTGCTGGAGACAGAAGCGGAGAAACCTCAGTTAAATAATCAGAATTCATATTTTGAATTGTTTGACCTGCAACTCCAACATGCCAATACTTCCAATTAAAATCACCAGCATTCATATAATTCCACTCTATTGTTCTACCAAACACAGCAAGCCAATATGTTGAATGAGAATTACCATCCGTTAAAAAAACTTTTGTAGGTTCAATATTTCTTTTAATTTCAGATAAAAAAGTTGACCAGTCTCTACTCTCCTGCAAAACTTGTTCATTTGTTAAACCTGTTCCATAAGCACACCAAAAAGCTATTGGTTCATTTCTACTACTTACATTGAAAACAATTTGTATAGTAGGAAGAGTTCCAGAGTTACTTGTAGTTGATGCAACAACGACCCCATTCTTCCATCCTTTAAATTCACTAATTGTCCTTCTGTTTGCTATGTAAACTCCTAAAGCACCATCAGTACTTGTTTCAGATATCCTTCCTCCAGTTCCAGATCCATATGAATCAAATATTGATTTATTAAATGCATCATTAGGATTAATTTGTATAATTTGAGTAGAGCCTTGATTTGCTAAAATTGGTTGTCCTGAAATAGCATTACTTTTAGCTGGAAATCCAGCTGCAAAACAAGTATTATTTAATACTAAATTATTTGCAGGAATAAAATTAGTTTGCAGGCTCCCTTTATAAAAATTACACCCTTGATTACCAACATAAACAGCAGGTGTACTATAAGGATCAACAAGAGGTGCTTGAGCTACATTTACTAATGAAATTGTATTTCTTAATGTTTTAGCATCAATAAATCCATTAAACATACTAAGAGTATATGGAAACACTAAGAGTTGTTTAATTTCATTCCAAGTTCCATTTTTTTTTAAAGCTTTAACTCTTTTATCCCATGCCTCTTTGAAAAATTCAGGCATATCAGGAATAAGAGCAAAATAAGCTGTAGCTTCCTTACTATATCTCCTACCTCCTCTACCTGTATTTGAACCATTTAATACTGAATCCATATTTAATTTATAATTATGCTGGATCTACATTAAATCCTTGTGCTGATATATAAGCTTTTTTTGTTGAAGATAAATTTGCAAGTGATGTACATTTTAACACATCATTTGGTCCTAATGATATATACCTTTTACCTTGATTATCTAATGGTAACCCTGGAATAGTTGCAAGCATATCAACCATCGTTGCAGCAGCTGCTGTATTACCAGATGATAAAGGAATATTTACTAATCCTAATGGAATTACTGTAGAACTTTTTAAAATGTATAGAAATACATTCACTGTTACTGTATCATCAGTAGACCCAAGTAAAGAAGTTACTCT